TGCTACATTGAGGAGGGCATGGAATACTGCCAAGAGGATGAGAGGGGTAAGGTCATCAATCCCAATAAGAAGAGGGAAGAGATATTTAAGAGGGCCTTCCCTGGTGATGAATTTCTGAACTTCTTCGCTTTTTTTTTGCGAGAATCAGAGACGCGGAGTCTCGCTATCTTGGGAATACAGACAGCGAGGCTGATGAATCAGAATCAGACAATGCATCAGAAACTCTTAGAGACAGCGAATGGTTTACGTGGACAAGAATCCTCCTCAAGCTGGCGCAAGAGCTTGGCAAAGATGTGGACACTATCACGCGTCAGCCATACATAAAAACATTGTTTTGGCTGAACTTCTTTAAGCTGAAAGCGGAACAAGATTACATATTACAAAGACATGGCTGATGATCTGCAATTTCTTGACTCACTAGGTATATCTCAGACTGAACTTACTCAGCCTCAGACAGCTTATGAGAAGTTTATTCTAGGTCTTGCCAATGAGGTTACAGCACAATTCCAAGAGTATATACTTACTAATGTAAATAATACTGGAGGACTAGCACAATCAGTAGTATACTTTCCTACTGGAGCATTGTCATTTGAGATACAAGCGGATGACTATTACAAGTTTCAAGATGAGGGTGTCAATCCAGTAGGACAGAATAAATTCCAAACACCTTACAGCTTTAAATATCCTAATGTTTCAAAGAATCATGCTAAGGCAATACAGCAATGGAAAGGATATGATCTGAGTCATGCATATGCATCAGCATCAGCTACCAAGAATAAGTATGGTATCAAGCCTCGCAATATCACAACTAATGTCATGAGCAATGAGGTCCTTGATAGGATAGCTAATGATCTAGCTGCTGTCACTGGTCTGATGTTTGAAATATCATTCACAAAAAATACAAGAACATGGCAATAATGATAATACAAGAGCCTGAGAATTACTGGCCAATATGTAATAATGTAATATGGACCTTTGAATCAGATAAAGCAACTCAACAGAATTTCAGTTTTATAGTTGAAGTATATTTAAATACTGATTTACTATCTACTCATGAGGTGTTTCCTGAGTCTGCAAATAGGGGAAAATTTAATATTAGTGCCATAGGTAGATCTATATTATTGACAAACTTTCCTCAAGAAACTACATTATCAGCTGAGTTATTAGTTGACAATGTATGGAATTTAGTTGTGTATGAAAAGTATGGCGCTCCTCCATCTATACAATTTGGATCAGCAGAAACAACTGACAGTTTTAATTTTTTAAATGGATCATTTAGATTTTTAGAAGTATATGCTGGTAATTTTATTCCATATCTATATGATATAGATAATTCAAGAGGAGAATATTTCTTAACTGATTTTCCTAGAGATAAAAAGGAATATGTGCAATATCAAGAGACTAAATTCTTGAGCATCATTAATAGTGAGAGTGACAATTGCACAGCTGAAATAAAACTATATAACATAACCAATACTTTAATTACAACAGCAACTTATGCTGTAAATGGATTGGCTACTCCTATGTTATCAGTCGGACCAAGCAGATTAGTAGCATCTACATCATTGAATGAAAGTGATTTTACAAACTGCTACTATTATACAGTTAGATTATATCAAACAGCTACACCAACTAAGACATCTGAATCTTACAAATTATATTATGACCAGAGCTGTTATACATATGACAGCAGAAGATTGACATGGCTTAATAAGTTTGGTGCATGGGATTCATTCACCTTTAATTTATTATCTGAGAATAGCACAGATATAAAGTCAAATCAATATGAAAGATTGAGTGGTAGATATTATGATGCTGGCTTTTTATTCACTCCATCTGATGGCAATAAAATGACTATGAGTAAAAGTGTGCAAGACAAGCTAATTCTAAACAGTGATTGGATTAATCAAGATGTGCAGCAATGGCTTGTTAGAGAGTTATATGAATCGCCAAGGGTTTATATTGATTTTGATGGAATACTTTATTTAGAGCCGGTTAATATAACAAATAGTAATTCTGTACTCAAGCAAAAACGTAGAGATGGCTTGATTCAAGAGCAAGTTCAGATAGATAGAACATACACTAAACTTTCTCAATTAGGATAGATGGAGCTGTACATAAATAATTATAAGGTAGATATCAATGAGAGACTGCCATTTCCATTGACTTATAATATATCAGATATTAAGGATTTAAAATCAAGGAAAGGTAACAACTCCAAGACTATTACACTACCTGGCACTAAAGGTAATTTGTTTCTTTTTTACAATGCATTTAGTTTAACAGTCACAAGAAATATATCAGGACAAGTAAATTCATTTGACTTTGATCCTACAGTAAAAGTAAGTGCTAGATATTATGAACAAGGTTTACTTCAATTTAATGGGTATTGTCAGCTATCAGATTGTGAATTTACTGATGGAGAATGGAGAATAAACATTTTATTATTTAGCGATCAGCTAGATTATATATCAAGGCTAGCAAAAATAAATATCAATGAGCTTGATTTGTCAGAATACAATCATGACTGTTTAAAATCAAATCAAGAGGATTCATGGGCTGGTACTATTCAAGTAAATAACACACCAACAAGTAATAAGACTGGAGCTAATTGGGATGGACTAGGGTATTACTATGGACTTATTGACTATGGTTTTAATAGGCCATCACCTTCTGCATTTGCTGTTCAGCATATTGCTCCTCAAGTATTTTGTTATGATATTCTAAAAAGAATATTTGACTATTGTGGGATGACATGGTCCTCAGACTTTCTTGAGTCTCAAACATTTAAAAGGTTATTGATAGCATATGGAGGTGGGGATTTCCCCAACATTACTGATGCAGAGGCGGATGAATTATCTTCAATAAATGATGAATTAAATAAAACATCAGGATTTATAGCTAGTGCAAATATTACAAATACTGCTTTTCAAAGTGTATCAAGTATATTTGGGGCTGGATATAATCCTTTGAGTACATATCAAAGTGTCTCAGTAAATGCTGTTAATGATCCAACTGGACAAACTACTTCGGAGGATCCAGTTAAATTTGAAGCAGCATCAGCAGGATTATATACTATACAATATTCAGGTGATCATGAGGTTACTCTTGACTTTACTACTGTGGGAGCTACTTTGCTAACTGCTCATTTAAATATTTCACTCAGATTAAGAATCAGAAAAAATGGTTTTATAATAGATGAAGATACGATTTATAACATGGATTATAATGCCATCACTTCAGATAACGTACAAACAATAAGTTTTAATTATACAAGACAATTAAACTTATTTATAAATGATGAGATTACGCTTGAGTATAGACTATTTAGCAGCATATCAAGTAACAATTATTTCTATTTGAGTGCTATACCTTCATCATTTAGCACAGCTTTTAAAATTAAAAACTTAAATGCTGAGATTAATTTTCTTAAAAATCCTCAATCTTTTGCTCCTGGTTTATCAATTAATTTGAGCGACTTTTTGCCTAAGATGGATGGGGCTACATTTTTAAAGGGATTTGTAACTGCTTTTAATTTATATGTAAAGTCATCAGTTGATGATCCAAGCATTCTTGAAATAGAGCCTTTGAATGATTTTTATGATGATTCATCAACAGCTTTAAATTGGACACAGAAACTAGATCTTTCTAAAAGCATTAAAGTCACACCAACAATAAATTTTGCTAGTAAAGAATATTTATTTTCATTTGAAAAGGATGCAGATTATTATAATCAAAACTACCTTCAAGATGTTGGTGATCAATATGGCTCTTTTTTAGTAGACTCACAGAATCAATTCAGTAAAGATACTACTGAATTTAAGTTACCTTTTGCACAGAAGCTGCTAGTTAATATACCTTTTGATGACACTACATTTACTAATATCATTGTGCCTAGGACATTCCAAATAAGAACAGATACAGATGGAATATCATCACAAGCGATACAGAATGGCAAGCCATTTATTGTACAGCTTGGACCAATGACTACAGCTAACTGGACCTATATTGATGAGAATGGATTAGGACATGCAGAGACGAGTTATCCCTATGTTGGGCATTTAGATAGTTTAACATCACCTACATTTGACTTTAATTTTGGTGTGCCTGATTATGTATACTATCAAGATGCAATCTATACAACAAGAAATTTATTCTTTTATCATGAGGAATTTATTAAAGAAATAATATCAAGATATGGCAAGCAAATTAATTGCTCAATAAATATCACTCCTGAAATGGTGAATCAGCTTGATTTTAAGAAATTAATCAATATTGATGGCATAGTTTATAGATTACAAAAGATAGAAAATTGGGATAGTGGAAAGGATCAGACTACAAATGTGGAACTGATCCGCATAATAAAGGGAGAAGGATTGGTATCATTTGATATTGAATTACCATTTGATCCTTTTGAAAAGAAACCAAGAGGGACAGAAGGTACGTTTACATCTGGAGCTCAGACAAGAATAACGGAAAATAATATAACTAGAACAATAGAATAGAAATGGCAATTTGGGAAGAAATCTTGGTGGCAAGCCAAGGAACAGTGATAGTGAATGACACCACTGAGAAAGTAGTAATTTTTGATGCAATCTTTGTACTTGAGGACACTGTATTCAACAGCATCAAGGTAGCTGGAGTTGACATCAAAGCTGAGTTAATAACTACACCAGGCACAGCAGTAAAAGCTGGAGCAATGATCAGATGTACTGGAGCTCGCAAATTTTCAGCTATTGACTTGACATCAGGATCTGTAGCTTTAATCTTGTAAGATGTACGGATACGGATTCTCAATGATGTTTAATAGTGTAAGAACTGCCATCAATGCAGCTGGTTCGCTATTGAATAGACTCACAGAGGATGGAGTGAACAGAGTAATGGAAGACAATCAACAACGAATAATAGAATAAGACATGGGAATAAAGATATCAGACTTAACGGCCAAAGGAGCAGCACTAGCAACAACAGATTTAATTGAGATATCTCAATCAGCTGGAGGTGGTTTATATACAACTCGCAGTGTAACTGGTGCTAATATCAAATCACTTGCTCAAAGTGGATTGCCTACAGAGATACAAGCTGCTGCATCAGATGAAACAACTGCACTAACAACTGGTACTGCAAAGGTTACTTTCAGAATGCCTTATGCAATGACAGTTACTGCTGTGAGAGCTTCACTTTCTACTGCTCAAGCATCAGGTAGTATCTTCACTGTTGACATTAATGAGGGTGGTACAACTATCCTATCAACAAAGCTGACAATTGACAACACTGAAAAGACATCTACAACTGCGGCAACACCAGCGGTTATTTCTGACACTGCACTAGCAGATGATGCTGAGATAACTATTGACATCGACCAAATTGGTGATGGAACTGCGAAAGGTTTGAAAGTTACTATCATAGGAACAAGAGCATGATAATCAATCCATATTTAGTGCAGCCAAGTGCACCAGCTACTCCATTAACAACTGCGTGGATAACTGCTACTGGAGAAACTGATGCAACTATTATAAGCGCATTGACTACACTTGAGAGTGATATGGCAACCTATGGACTAACTTCTAAGATGAAGGCTTTATATCCAATGGTGGGTGGTACTGCGGCAAAACATAAATTTAATTTTATGGATGCCCGTGATTTAGATGCTGCTTATAGATTGGTTTTTAATGGTGGATGGACACATTCTAGTACGGGTGCTTTACCGAATGGTACAAATGCTTATGCAGATACTAAATTAAATACAAGTACAGTTTTATCTATATCAAGTGCGCACATTTCACACTATGCAAGAACTACACCTAATGGTGGTGTATTAATGGCTAATGATAGTTTAGATTGTATTTTGCAATTATCAGGTGGACAATTATATGGTTCATTAGCAGCTAGTTTTAGTAATACTACTCAAGCAGCTAATGCAGCATTCTATATGGTCAATAGACCAAATGGAACAAATCAAAAACTAATTAGAAATTCAACTATATTATTGAATGACTCTAAAACATCTACAAGTTTTTCAAATAAAAATATACTTTTAGGTGCATACAACTCAGGTCCAGCATTCCCTTCTAACGCTGAAGTAGCATTTTCATCAATAGGAGATGGACTTACAGACACCGAAGCAGCTAACTTCTACACAGCAGTACAAGCGTTTCAAACTACATTATCAAGACAAGTATAATGAAACTAACAGACATAACACAAGCAGAATATCCTAACTATGTAGGACTGCTTACAGAGGTACAGAAAGATGAATTAGTAGGTCAGCAGTACACTGAGGATAGCTACTTCAATCCTATTCAAGATGCGGATGACAATTGGATAATCTCAACTGAGGAGATGAACTTCTGCACAAACGTAGATTTTCTATGGGTTAAGGACTTGGATTTAATTCCTTACAATCCTAAACCTACACCACCATTCCCACCAGGGGAATAAAATAAAATATTAACTTTATAAAGGCTGGGTGACTAGCCTTTTTTTGAATATAGACATGGCAAATAAGGAAGCAGTATTTTCACTTAGAGTTGACACTGGCAACAGTGTACAAGATGTACAATCATTTGACAAGGCAGTCAACAATCTGAATAAGGATCTGCAAGCAACACAAAAAACTGCTGCCTCAGATGCTGGCACAGATGCCTTTGCTGAGAAATTAGCGGAGCTGAATGCAAGGGTAGAAGCTGGAGGATTGAGCTTGAGAGAGATGACTCAAGTCATGAAGCAGTATCAGACTATTGCAGCTCAAGCTGGTGTTGAGTCACCAGTGGGTGCAGATGCCATCCGTAATGCTGCGGCATTGAAAGATGAGATAGGTGATTTGAAGGCACAAACCACAGCTCTCTCCTCTGACTTTGTGGGCCTTGATACAGCACTAGCTGGGATTGATACTGGAGCTGCTATCTTTGGAGGCTTTCAGTCAGCCATTGCATTGACTGGTGTAGAGTCTGAGCAATTGGTGCAGACAATGGTGAAGCTGCAAGCTGTGCAAGGTGTGGTGAATGCAGTGAGCACTGTTGCCAACAACTTGAATAAAGAGGCTATTCTAGGAATACAGCTCAGAAATGTAGCGCAGAAGATTCAGAATGCATTCATAGTTGAGAATACAGCAGTCACTACTGGTAATGCTGTGGCCACTACAGCCATGAGTGTAGGTCAGAAGGCCGCTGCTGTTGCTACCAATTTGGGAACATTGGCCATGAAGGCATTGAATGCTGTGATGAAAGCCAATCCAATATTTTTGATCATTGCTGCACTAGCTGCCATAGCTGGAGCCTTTATTGCGTTTGGTGATAATAGTGCTGAAGCTGCTGAGTCAAATGAGAAATTCAATAAGAGTCTTGAGAATGGCCGTAAAGCTCTTGATGATTCATTCAGTGCATTGCAGAAATATACAAGCAATAGAATAGCTTTGATGAAGGCTGCTGGTGCAACTGATGAAGAGATCACTAAGGCTGAAATCAAGAATCTTGAGATACTAGCAAAGGCTCGCCAAGATGCAAGGGTGAAAGAACAGTTTGCATTCCAGAACTTACAGAAGAGATATCAGCAGATGCTGGATCAGGGGAATGAGGATGAAGCTGCCAAGATCAGAGAGCAACTGACTACATCAAGAGAAAGATATGTCAAGCTGGGCCAACAAGCAAAAGATTACTATGCAGATATCAAGCAGCAGAGAGCAATTGATGCAGCTGAGAATGTTAAGAAGGTACAAGATAACGCTAAGAAGGTAGCTGAGAATGCTGAGAAAGTACAGAAGGACCAAGCTGACAAGTCAAAGGCCGCTGCTGATAAGGCAAGAGAGCAGAGAAAGCAAGACCTAGCTAAGATCAAAGAGGTTGAGGATGCCTTCAATCTGTCAATGCTTTCCAATAAAGAGCAAGAAATTGCAGCAGAACAGAAGAAATTTAACGAGGTTATAGCACTAGCAGTCAAGAACAATCAAGATACTACTACCTTGAGGCTGGCTTTGAAAAATTCCTTGAATGATATTGAGGCTAAGTATGCACAGATAGAGATTGATCTAGCTGATAAAACAGCGAAAGAAAAAAGAGATCTTGAGATTGAAACATTTAACAAGAAAGAAGCTCTAAGAAGGGAAGAGATTGCAACAGAGGAGGCTTTCTTTGATGAATATAATGCAGCTTTATTGACTGCTCAACAAACAGAAGAGCAAGCTGTCACAGACAAATACTTCAAACTGATTGAGGGTGCCAAACAATATGGCCTTGATATCACTAAACTGGAGGAGCAGCAGCAACAAGAGATCAGTAAGATTCAGAACAAATACAATGCTGAGAGACTTCAAAAACAGCTAGATAATGCTCAGTTTATCTTTGACCAATTCAGTGCCTTAAATGATGCCTTTAGCTCATTAGAAGATGCAAGGATGCAGAACATGCAAACTAGAACAAATGATGAGCTGTCTGCATTGGATGCTAAGCACAAGTCTGAACTAGAAAATACTAATCTGACAGCTGAACAAAAAACTGCTATAGATCAAAAATATGCAGAGGCTAAATATCAGATTGAGCTAAAGAATTTTAATGCATCAGAGGCTATCAAAAAGAGACAGTTTGAACGTGATAAGATTCTCAGAATAGGTCAAGCAGCTATAGATACTGCATCAGCTATTGTGAAAGGGATTGCTCAGTTTGGTCCTCCTCCATCACCAGCTGGTATTGCTGCGATTGCATCAGCTGCATTGATTGGTGCTACACAAATAGCTGCCATTGCTGCAACAAAATATCAATCAGGAACTGCGCCAACATTTGACACTAGCGGAGGTGTATCTGCTGGAGCTTCAGCCAATGAATTAGGTGGTGCCAATGCTAACACAAATACACAGCAGAGTGATCTTACTGGATTGGCTGCACAGCAATCAGCTGGAATGAATCAAGTATATGTATTAGAGTCTGACATCACTGGCACACAGAATAATGTGGCTATTCAGAACAAGCTCAGTGTGTGGTAAGAAATTTAACTTGTGTGCTCCCTCTCATCCACTGATCTGAGCATGAGAATGAGCCATAGAGGTCCAGCAATTGTTGGGCCTTTTTTGTGTCACTGCCTAGCTTGAGATTCTGTCCAGGTGAATGTGCTACCTGGTAGTAATTAAGATAGAGAGATTTTACAAAGTGATTGTGACCATCCCAAGATATTGAGTCAAACAATTCAATTAGCTTCTGACTATCCATCATCACTGGCTGATGACATTCAAAGTTTATTGTGGTGCATCCCATTGCTTTGAGCACATCCATAGTATTTTGACAAGCCTCCTGATATGTGGGTGCATGAAGATCATTGATCATCAGATTGCCATTTGATATCACTGTATCCTCATTGAATTTGGGACCAAGAAAGAAATCATCATTCATGTATAGGAACTTGCCGCCAATATGCCTGGCAAATGTCAACAGCTTGTGAGTCACATCACATCCTCTGACAGATGACCTTGCATCAGGGATGATATTGTTGTATCCTCTGACATGATCACCAATGATGTAGACTTCTGCATTAGGATATCTCTTTAAGGCCCAGTTAATGGAGTGCTGTATTGTGCTGCCTTCCTTACCTTGTTTATGTGGGTATACTAGAATCATGGAACAAAAATACATATTATCTAATATGATGAAGGAATTGCCTATTTATGAAATCTCAATTGACTTGAATGAAGCAGAGACATCTGTTGAATTTAATTCACTAGTGAGAGATCCAGCGCATGAGATAAGTTTTCAAACATTCTCACAAGCTAAGAAATTTCAATTCAATGATGAGGAGCAAGTAATCACTGGTGTGGCCATCTCTGCTGATACACCTATCTACAGATATGATGAGGATAGCAATGAGGAGTATTATGTGGTATTCACAAAGGCTGCTATCAAGGACATTATCCATGACTATGCTAGGAGAGGCAACTTCAACAATGTAAACATAGAGCACAATTCATCCAATGTTGTTGATGGGATCTACATGATCCACAGCTATCAGATAGATAATGAGAAAGGATTCACAGCTCCTGAAAGATTCCATGATGCAAATGATGGATCTTGGATTGTCAGCTACAAGGTAACTGATAAGGATGTTTGGGAGAAAGCTAAAGAAGGCAAGTTCACTGGCTTTAGTGTTGAGGGATATTTTCAGATTACAGCAACAGATCGCACTATTGAATCAGAGATGATGGCACAGATATTCAAGGCATTGAATGATCTAAGTGGAACAATTAAACATAGTATAATTAAATAACAAACAAATGAACGAGAACTTCAAAAAAGTAATGGATGCAATTGCTGACATGAAAGCAATGTTTTCAACATCTGCTGAAGCTACTGAAACAACAGAAGCTCAAGCATTTGGTGAGGCAGTTTTGCTAGATGGTACAGCTGTATCATATGAGGGTGAACTAGCAGTGGGAACTACTGTATTTATTGTTGCTGATGGTGAGCAGATTCCAGCTCCTGAAGGCACACATGAATTGGGTGGTGAGTTTACTGGAATCAAGATCATAACAGATGCCAATGGTGTAGTGTTAGAGGTTATTGATGAGAGAGCAACAGAACAAGCAGCAAGCTCTGATGAGTTTGAAGCTATTGACATTGAAGAGATGCCCGCAGCACTAGAGAGAGCTACAGAGGCAATCGCTGCAACTTTGAACATTGAAATGGGGCAAGCCTATGACATTGCAACAGCAGTCATTGCAGCTATCAATGCAGAAGAAATGAAAGAAGAATCAATGAGTGCTGAGCAAGTAGAATCAATTGTGAATGCAAAGATGTCATCATTCTCTACAGCTGTAGAAGCTATAGGTGAAATGATGCAGACTATTGCTTCAGATAATGAAACTCTTCGCACTGAGATGGCAGCAATGAAAAATGATTTTGAATCATTCAAAGCAATGCCTTCTAACAGCACTACTGAAGGCGAGAAATTCGCTAGAACAAATAGCACATTGACATCACGTCAATTATTCCTTAAATCACAAATTAAATAACAAAGAAAATGAGCTTAAAAAAGTTTATCAAACAAAAATTCGACTATGATGTAGACGGATTAGCTGCTTATGTAGATGAGCAAAGAGAAGATCTAATCACTAGATCAGTAACTGAAGCAAAGACTTTACGTTACATCACAATTCAAGAAGGTATCAAAGGATCTGAAGAGATCAAATTGTTGGATGATACTTTGACTTATCAAGCTGGAGATTGCGAAATGACACCAGCTGGAGATACAGTATTCACTGATCGTGCAATTGCTGTTGAGACTCTTGGATACATGAAGAGATTCTGCCAAAAAGATTTGGCTGGATTCTGGACTCAATTGGCATTGCGCCCAGGTGCATCTGCTGAGGACAAAGAACTTCCTTTTGAAGCACAAATCACAAACTACCTTTTGAGCTTACATGCACTTGAGTTAGACAAATTGATTTGGAAAGGTAACAAAGCAACTGGTACTGGTAACCTTCAGTGGATGAATGGATATCGTCAATTCTTGACTACTGCTAATGGTGCTGTAAACCTTAACACTTCTGCAACTGCAAGCATTGATGCATCTAATGCTTATGATGTATTTTATGAGTGTTTCACAAATACACCTGAAGCTGTAGCTGAAGCTGCTGATTTCGTATGTTTCGCTGGCCGTGAGAACTTCAACTACTTGATGAAGAACTTGGTAGACCTTAATTTCTTCCACTATTCTCCAGCACAAATTGCTACAATGGAAGAGATTATAGTACCAGGTACAGATATGCGAGTGGTTAAGGTACCAGGACTTAATGGTCTTGATAATATCTACACTGGGAAAGCATCTCACTTTGTATTCGGAACTGACTTATCTTCTGACTTTGATAACTACGATTTGTGGTATTCTCAAGATGATGACGTTATCTATATCAGATCTAAATTCAGAGCTGGTGTACAAGTACCATTCTTGGATCAGATCGGAGTTTGGAACGGAACTGGATCACCTAACTAATTAACAAATATGGGGAGGCTTAGGTCTCCCCTAACTTAAAAAATACAGAAGAGATGGCATGTAATATGACAACTGGGTTTAATGACAGAACATGTACCAATGGAAAAGGTGGTATCAAATCTGTTATTTTGTTCCCAATAGGATCAATTGCAACTGGGCCAACATTGACAAACAATGAAATCACAACATTGACTGTCACTGGTGAGGTATTCCAGTACAAATTGAAATCAAATTTATCTAGCTACACTGCGCCTATCCGAGTAAACAAAGAGAATGGAACTTTATGGTATGAGCAATCT